CTATTACGGCGCACAGCCTGCACTGGTCAATGACACCGACACCAACCTCTTCACCACAGTCCTTGCGGACCTTCTGATCTATTGTGCGCTCGCCTTCGGGGCAGATTATTTCGTTGACGATCGTGTCACTGGTTTCGAGACCAAGTACGAAATCCTCTATGCCGAAGTAGAAGAGCAGTCGCGTCTTACGGATACCGACCAAAGCACCCAAGCCATGGAACCCGCGTACTCCGGAGATTATTAATGACCACCAGTTTCTTTAACGGGGAATCGACGTTCCCTGAGAATAACACTACGGACCAGTTGGTCGACGCTCTGCAGCAACAGTTGACCGCAAGTACTGCGGATTCCCAAGCTGCCCAAGCTGCCGCCGCGTCTGCTGCTGCCTCTGCCAACAACGCCGCTATCGCTGAAGAGAACGTCGCTGGTCTCTCGCAGGCTGCCAATGACACCTTGGCCCAGGCTAATGATGCCCTGACTGCGGCCAATGCTGCCATTAGCTCCACGGCTGCTTCGGCTACCGCTGCGGCTTCCTCGGCAACTGCGGCTGCGGCTAGTGCAACCACCTCGGGTACTGCTGCTGGTCAAGCCTCGGTAAGCGAAACGAACGCGGCAGCTTCTGCGGCTTCCGCTCTGTCCTCTAAGAATGCTGCGGCAACTTCGGAAACCAATAGTGCAGCTTCGGCAACTGCAGCGAACACCAGCAAGGTGAACGCGGGGACCAGCGAAACCAATGCGGCTGCTTCGGCAACTTCAGCGAACACCTCGAAGAACGCTGCGGCAACTAGCGCAAGCAATGCGGCCACTAGCGAGACCAATGCCCTTAGTTCCAAGAATGCAGCGGCTACCAGTGCAGCCAATGCTGCGACCTCGGAATCCAATGCCCTTACCAGCCAGAACGCTGCGGCAGCTTCGGCAACCCTCGCGGCTAACTCCACCGTCTACCTTGCGGGTCGAAACAAGGTTATCAACGGATCATGTCTGGTCGCACAGCGGGGGGTCAACTTTGTAGCGAGCACAGGCCTAGCTGGATATGGAGGCCCTGACAGGTACCAAGCAACCAACGCAGGCAGTGCGGGTGGGCAGTTTACGCAGTCTCAATATTCTATGACGCTACCAGACGGCTCCACGAGATACGCCGTCAAGCAAGTGGTCAACACCGCTGTCTCTAGCCTCACCAGCACCAACGGATGGTTTGGAATCCAGCAGAATATTGAAGGCATCAACTGCTTCGACATGATGGGACGCCCTGGGTACCTGTCCTTCTGGTTTGACTGTTCGACAGCAGGCACGTACCCAGTATCGATTACCAACTCCCCGACAACTGCGTCGTTCCTCACTAGTTTCACGGCTGTTGCAGGGGTACAGAAGGTAACCATAGCTATCCCAACGTTTCCCACATCCCTCGCTATCCCAAACACTAACGCTGTGGGGCTGTTCCTGCGTATTGGGGCACTTAATCAAGGGACGTGGGCTGCCGCTGGTAATGCAAATGCGTGGCAAGCAGGGACGTTCATTGCAACAACAGGGGCGACTAATTGGGGAAGCGCAGCCAACAGGTACATTGGGGCCACTGAGGTACAACTGGAGAGTGGAAGCGTTCCTTCGTCGTTCGAAGCCCGTTCGTATGGTCAGGAACTCGAACTGTGTCAGCGGTACTACGAGACCGGGACAGTTCGAGTATGGGGCTACGCGGATGCGGGGGCTGGATTTGGTACTACACAGCCGTTTAAGGTTTCAAAAAGAGCGGCCCCAACGGTGGCTGCTGTCAACAGTAGCGCGGGGAACGTTAGTGCTGCGTATGCTTTTTTAACAGGTGATACAACCGGCATCGTAATCACACACAACGCCACCGCGCTTGGTGCGGTAGCGTTCGTTGATACATGGACTGCCTCAGCGGAGCTTTAATCAATGACTTACACAGTAAATCCGCTAGGCGGTGTAGTTCGGGACACCGATGGAGCCTCCATTCCTAATGACCCTCAGAACACCGATTGGCTCCTATACCTATCGTGGGAAGCCATAGGGAACAAACCAACGGTCCCTGTGGTCCCCCCTGTGGACCTCCAGGCCCTCCTAACGTCCACCGTGCAGTCCCTCATGGACGCCAAGGCCCAAGCGTACCACTACGACAACCTCACGACTGCCGTGACGTACGCTGAGGAACCCTCGGTCCCCAAGTTCCAAGAGGAAGGTCAAGCATTCCGTGCGTGGCGTTCTCAGGTGTGGGCTTCGGCCTACAGCATCCTCGCTGAGGTCCAAGCGGGTCACCGTAGTTTCCCCACGGTCGCTGAGGTCCCCTCGCTGCTCCCTGCGTTCCCCTTGGATTGACCATGAAGTACCTCTGGAACCTCCTGGTCTCCCTTGACCAGTTCATCAACACGTTCCTCTTAGGGGATCCTGACGAGACTCTCTCTAGCCGTGCCGCCAAGGCAATGCTTAAGGGGAAGCGTTGGGGCTGTGTGCTCTGTCGCCTCCTCGATTATGTGGAGAAGAATCACTGCCTGAAGTCCCTTGAGGTTGATGAGGGCTCACAGGCAATTCTTAAAGACTAATCATGTCTCCTCTTAACTCAATCGAGCACCGGGTAACCGTGCTTGAACTTCGTATGGACGCTACTGAATCTGATGTGCAGGAAGTGAAGGTCGAACAGAAGAACACTGCGAGTGTTGTCTCTGCCATCGAAAAGAACCTGCTTCAGATCAAGTATGCCGTCTATGGCGGAGCCCTCGTGATGGCAGCACAGACCTTCGGCATCGGTGAGATCGTCAAGAAGCTCGCAGGACTTTAATCAATATGACACCGGAAGTTTTCGCAAAGGCGACTGGTGTTCCACTCTCTCGTGCTCAGAAGTGGGCTGATCCGGTTACGGCCGCATTGGCTCTCTACGGCATCTCAGAACCACTTGAAGTGGCGCACTGGTTAGCACAGGTAGGTCACGAATCAGGTGGCTTCATTTACACCAAGGAACTCTGGGGACCCACGCCTACCCAGGAGCGCTATGAGGGACGCAAGGATCTCGGGAACACCGTAGTAGGAGATGGGAAGCGCTACATGGGCCGTGGTCTCCTCCAGACGACCGGAAGGGCCAACTACGTGAAGGCTGCTGCCAAGCTCGGCATTGATTGTGTGAATCACCCCGAACTGTTGGAAGAACCCGGCAACGCTGCTCTCAGCGCCTGTCAGTTCTGGCAGGACAACAGGTGCGGGACCCTAGCACTGGCCGACGATGTACTCAGCCTCACCAAGCGTATCAATGGTGGGACCAACGGTCTCGAGGATCGTCAGGCTCGCCTCAAGGTGTCCAAGGGCGCCTTACTTACATAATAGGAATCAAATCATGGATTTTCTTGCACGACTCAAAGAACCTTCGACGTGGGCTGGCCTCGCCGTCCTTGCACAACTTGCTGCTCCCTCGTTGGGCCTGCATGGTGACGTTGGCGGTGCAGCTACGCAGATCGGTGCAGCCATTGCGGCTGTCGCTGCTGTGGTCCGTGCTGAACAGTCGCCCAAGTAAGGACCCTCATGGCTAAGACAATGACGGTCATGGGTGCCAACATCGAGAAGGTTATCCCGGTCACGGGTGAGGTTGCTGCATTCAATATCACCAGCGGTGCCAAGTTGATCAAGGTAGGCCCGGGCCGTGTTGGGACACTCACGACGATTGTAGCGGGCACCACTGTAGGCACGGTCAACGATGCTGCCACGACAGGTGCGGCTGCAGTTGCCAACCAGATTGCTGCGGTCCCGAATACCTTGGGCGCCTCGGTGTCCCTTAACTTCCCGTTCGACAAAGGACTCGTCATCGTCCCTGGCACGGGCCAAGTGCTGGCTGTTAGTTATCTGTAAGACGAAACAAAAGACCCCTCAAGGTTCCCGTTATGGGTTCCCTGAGGGGTCTTTTTCGTTACTTTGTAGCAGCCACTACATACTCATACAGGACTTCCAACGAATACCCTTCGCCGTAGTTTGCTCCCATGCCCGGAGTCGAATGCCCGATGATCTGGTCCGCAGCTTCCATGGGGCACTTCACGCTTCTCAGCAGATCCTTCATACCGTGACGGAGGCTGTGGACCCCGAGCTTGGAACCCTTGAGACCCTCACGACTACGGATCCATTTGACCGCTGCTGCACTGGCTGAGTCTGCACTGCACCCTTCGTATGTACAGTACTGCGGGTAGACAAGGACAGCATCGTGCGAGCGGCTCACAGCGTCAACCAAGGACCTCCGTGCCCTATCGGACAGGGGAATCCTACGGGTGCTCCCGGGAGTCTTCAGGGTTCTCCAAGGGTGTTCCTTAAGTTGGATGTAAGGTATCGGTTCGTAGAGCCTCAGGTCATCCTTGGACAATCCGACGATCTCAGCCAGTCTCGCACCAGTCTCCGTGATCACTTCCAAGATCGACCTGAGGGTGTCAGGACCGTGCTCGTCGATGGCCTTCAACAATAGCTGGCGTTCAGCGACCGTGAACACTTCCCGCTTCTGAACATCCTTCCCGTACTCAGGGATCTCTACGCGTGACCAGACATTCTCGAGGTTCAATTCATTCTCCCGGATGGCTCGACTGAAGGATGCTTTCAAAGGCGCAAGGTACCTCTGCACCGAAGTGGTGCTCATGTCCTTGTCCAAAAGGAACTGGACGAACCCATTCACTTCCGTACGACGAATCTTGTTCAGTTCCCTATCGCTCCCCAGGTATTCCCTGAGATACCTATAGGCCCTCTCGGCTCTTTCGATGCCATTGGGCCGTGCTTCCTTGTACTGGTCGAGGGAATCCTGCAGGGTGAACGCTCGGGTACCTTGCACAACCTCTAGGGCTGTCTTCTGAGGCTCAGGGAGGGGACCATCACCAAACTGCTCCTGAAGCTGATCCTCCCACGCCCACACTGCGGCCTCCTCGGGTACCACGGGATCCAGGTCGATCTCCTTGAGGTACTGCAGGGCGATCTTGAGGTTCCCTGAGCGACTGGGGTTACCTAGGTGTGACCAGAGGATCTCCGTCTGCTTGACGAGCTTAGACAGCCGCTGTTGAGCGACACGAGGATCTGTGGTCTGAAGTGACTGCAGAATATGTTCCTTCCCGATCTTCTCTCGAAGAGCCAGGGGAACCTTGCGCCGGTAGTAGAAGACATCTGAACCCGGCTTCTGAAAGAGGTAGGGTATAGACACGGTGCGCATCTCAGAGGGACCTCCGGGGGGACCTTCAGTGGTACCTCTGGTCGACCGGAGCGGCTTACTGGGCTTGATTCTAAAGGCTTTTTCGGTGTTTCCTTGGTGCCCAGGAGATGCGTCCAACCGTACCAGAGACTCTTTAGAATCAAGGACTTAAGCACCATCAGGGCGGGCCGGTGTTACCTATGGGGTTACCCAAGGTGTATCCGGAAGTGTGCCGTCATGGTGGTACTTAAGTCTCTTAGATTGCCCCAAGTTCCTTAAGGTACTTATCAGCCAGTTCGTTCCCCGCTCGGTCGAAGAACACCTGCATGGACCGTATGCCACCCTTGTTCTCCATGAGCCACTTGATCTTCAGATATAGCTCTGGCTCGATCTTCAGGTTGTAGCTCATGCGCTGCTGTTCCTGCACGGTCTCAGGGTTCTCCCAGGGGTACCGTGCCTTCCTAGCTGCTTCTTCCCGGGCTGCATCTTTCAACTTCTGGATCTCTGCCAAGGCATCAGCAAGTTGTTGTTCTGCAGTCTTCGTTGCCATTTGGTACGCCCCTGTAAGTGGTCTAAGTGGTGTGGTTTTTCTTAACCTTCACTGCACTGTACAAGTTTGTTTAATAACCTGCAACAGTTTCTTAATGTGCCTGTGCGTCCTGTGTACGTGCGACCACATAGCTTCCGAAATCTTCCATCGCATCCTCGATGGACAGGTAGTGAATAGGGGCAACGCCAGAGCCTAAGATCTCGTAGCCACTCTCGAGAGTTCCCGAGAGGACCAGCGAACCACCAACTGCGAATTGGGCGGTGAGAATAGTTGTCATTCTTAGCAAGGTCCGTTACAAGTTGTTTCAAAAAGGAGAGATCAAATCATACGACTGTAAGGGGCATTCCCTACGAATCTTTTTGTAACACAGTTGTATTTTTGTCTACGTTTCGTATGAATAAAGTAAGCGTTACCTTACGGCTGCCAACAACTCATCATCGGACAAATGGGCGTACCGGAGCGTGGTCTTAACGTTCTTGTGACCCAACAGCTTCTGTACGACCACCACGTTCTTCGTCTTCGCCAGGGTCCTAGTAGCAGCAGTGTGCCGCAGGGTATGCAGGACAAAATCTGCATCACCTTGGAGACCCATGGAATCCTTCAGACGACTCCAAACGGATCTGAGGTGTCCGAGGTTGACATCAAACATACCTTTTGTAAGGCAAGCCTTGGCACGCTCGGACAGCGGGATCGACCTTGCGCCCTTTGTCTTGGACACCCACAGGCGGATCCAGTCTCCGTCCACGTCCTTCTCCTTGAGGTTCAGTAGCTCACCACGGCGCATCCCTGTGTCCAAGAGGACCGTAATGAACCTTGCGATCTCGTGCTCTCCCCAGGATTCCAGAAGGGTCAGCATGGTCTCCTCTTCCTTCTCAGAGATCCAACGGACCCTCGAGTTGTCCTCGGACTTCCAGGTGACCTTGGGCATCTTGTTGATCCAGTCGCGGTCCATGGCGTACTTCAGAACCGAGTGGACGTTGGTCAACTTGCGGTTGATCGTGCTGTCCTTCAGAACACCTTCCATGGAATCGACGAAGGCATCGATATGGATCGTCTTGACATCTTTGAGCGGAAGGTCACCGACACAGGCGATGAAAGCCTCCACATTCGTGATGGCCGTGCTGCAGTAAGCCTTACCGAGCCACAGGGGCTTCTTGGCGATCTGCAGGAGTTCCTTGAGGGTCGTAGGGGCTTTCATGCTGGTCTCCCGTTCGGTGGTGCGTTGGTATAGGTAGGATAATAATGCGTTATGTAGGTTTGTGCAAGTATTGTGACGAAAAAACCCCCACCTTGTGAGGGTAGGGGTAATACTTACTTCTTGTTAGTGGCTAGGATTGCGCGTTCCGCCCATCGCACCGCCTTGGTGAATGACTTCAGGTCGCACGGACAGTAGGGGTTGCTCGTGCTGAACGTGTTATGCCATCCGTCTGCGATTCGCCAGTCAGGCAGTGCCGCATCCTTTTCGGCGTCCGCACGCTCAGGCGTAGGGGCTGCGCTTTTAAGACAAGCAAAGCATCCGTTTCCACCGCAATGAGCGCACGTGGTATCAAAAGTGCCGTCATAGTTGAGCGTTGTTCTCGGCCCCACCGGCTGCGCACGCTCAGGCGTAGGGGCTGCGTAGAGAGGCACATTGCAGCGTTCACCGGGCTTCACAAATAGGTCGGCAGCACGCCCGCCGTTGCGTTTCAAGAGCGCAAGGTCCATATCGCTCACGTAGCACACTGGCTGTTGCTTGGCCGAAAGAGTGTCAAGGATGGTACGAACGCCTTCGATAATTCGCACGCCATTCAGATTCGGCACGCCGTCAATTCGCAATGGAAAACCGAGTGCGCGGCGTTCAAACTCTTCTAGAATCCGGTCATCGAGATCGACCAAATACGCCACCGGCTGCGCCTCACGCGGTGCGCACTCGGCTTGCGGGGTCTTCGTGCCAAAGATCCTCGCGTATCCCTCGTCATACTCCTTCGAGGGACCTCGGGTTCTCAGGGTATCCCTGGTGATGTCGTTCTTACTCATAGTAACCCGGGTTCTCCCTGTGATGATTACGCCAACCTCGACGGCTCGCTTCTAGGCGCTCGTAGTCCTTGAAGTACTTTCGAACGTCCGAGAGGTACTCGCGGTTGTCCTTGAAGACCTCCTTGAGGGTGGCCCACAGGCCCTGCAGGACCAGCATAATGAATCCTACAGGAGTCAGGAGGATAGCGAGGAAGGTGAAGACGTACTTCAGATACTTGTCCTTTGGCTTACTGATAGGGGTGATCTTCATTCTTGATCCAGTTGAATTGGGTTGCGAAGACTGGTAACCCACCAGCCCTCGGAATTCTTTGCCATCCCTTTGGTCACCATCTCGGAGACCTTCAGGCACCTACGGGGATCATGAGGGACCCCATACTCACCCACGCGGTGCTTCTGGAAGGCTGCGGTACTGTTGAAGTACTCGTGGCACTGAGGGCATTGGTTGTGGTCGCCTCGGAGTTTCATTTCACCTCGCTCCCGTAGCAGATGCGCTTACACATCGGGCATTCGACCCTCAGCGATGGCTCATCCCGCTGATCAAGTGCAGGCTGGTACACGCCCTCACTCCGCAGGCACTCGAAGAGCGTCCGGCAACTCACGCAGCGGACGCGCCACACGCGCTCTTCCGGGAGTGTTCCGCGTTCGATGATCTTCATGCGTCCCCCAGATAAAGAGTCCCAGGGACACCCTCGGTGCCCATGATGTACTCGACGTTCCCCTCGTAAGGGTGCAGGTTCATGTCGCGCCACTCGGTCCCGTCGTAGTAGTAGCTACCGGAGTATTGGCACGCCACGTTCACCTCGGTGTCCTCGGGGAGAGTCTCGAGGTATGCCTTGAGTTCCTTTACGGTGGTCAATGTAGCTCCTCGTCCCCGTTGACTTCACGGTAGAGATCCATGGCGTAACTGTAGCCATCCCAGTTGTCGACACCAGCCATACGGAGACACTCAAGGAACAGTGCGTTCTCTTTGAGTTCTTCCAGGGTCTCCACCTCAACCAGCAGGTGTGTCTTGATTTCGTTGTCTTTCATTAGCAGCCTGCAAAGTTAGGGATGATGTTCCCTTGGTTATGGTGATCACACGCCATCTGCCAGTAGTCGACATAGGTAGGCGAGGGGACACAGAACCAGAAGGGAAGGGACCACCATAGGTAGGCGGTCTGGAACATTAGCGGTCGTCGCCGGACCCTGAGATGACTCCTCGGGCACTACGACTCTGCAGCTTCTCAATGTTTCCCTCAGCGATGGAACCCAGGCTCAGACCGAAGTCCGCAGCGATAGCAGCAACGAACCACAGGATGTCACCAAGTTCCTTCTTGATTACCTTGGGATCCAGCGGGTAATCGTCGCGGATACTCTTCGCGATGTAGCCACACACTTCGCCCACTTCAGCAGGGAGGCCCAAGAGGGCGTATTCCGTGGTTGCCGAAGGAAGGCGGAACGACATAGCGTCTTCCTGGTATAGATTGAATCCGTTCATTTCATCTCTCTCTTTACAAAGTGTTTGTCTTTGGGATTGCAGCACTGGGCCCCGAGGGGAATCACCCGGGAACACCACCAGCAGCGATAGGTCCTAGCCTTTGGATGAAGATTTGTATCGGTCATCGAGGTCAGGACGGTTCTTGATCATCCAGCTTGCGAACATCAGGCAGCAGGACGCGTGATACAGATGGCCCTTGCCAGACTCAGGGTCCAGGTCCTCACCGTCATTGAAGGCTGCTTGGTGACGTGCTGCAGCATCCATCAGGCGGGACACAGAGATACCCTTGCGCCAGTTGTTGGCTGCGTACTTCTTCTCACCGAACGTAAGGACCTCAGCGACCCCGAGGAGCCACGAGGTATCCAAGAGGGACATACGGGCCTTGCCTTGGTCGTGCTTGGTTCCTTCGATGACAACCGGGTCCGCTTTGTACGGGAGGTTGCGGATGTCCTTGAACTTCTGCATGTCTTCCTCAGGGTTGATGAACCCGGGATACATGGGGTACGGTGGGCCAGGGTGCCCCAGTGCAGGGCCACCTTGGAGATTTAGGGAGTCCATAGTTTTACCTCTTGTTTCTCTTCGTCCCAGTTCTCGACACGAAGGATGTAAGCCATGCGGGCATTCATAATGGCGTCCTCTTCAGTGAGACCAGCCTTGAGGTACGCTTGGCGCACGGTTTCCCATTTGTACCCATTCTTTTCCAAGAGCTTCGTAGCGCCTACAGGCCCCATCCCCGGACATCCTGCAAAGCCGTCAACCGAGTCGCCCATCAAGGCCTGCTTGAGGAACTGGCGGTTGCCGTCTTCTTCGGTCGAGGTGACCCACTTACCGCTAAGGTCAGGCGATAGGTGCCACATACGGCCTGCAATGGTCTTGAGGTCCTTGTCGAGAGTGACGATGACAGTCTTGCCCGGGAACTTTGTAGCCAAGATGCCGAGGCAGTCGTCAGCTTCAATCCCGGGTTTCTCGAAGGACGGATAGGTAGCCTGCGCCCACTCTTTAAGGGCACCGTAGCCCACGGGCTTGCGGGACTTACGGTTGCTCTTGTAGTTAGGGTTCAGGACCTTGCGGAAGTTGGTGCGGGAGGAGAAACACAGTTTGAAGTCTTCGTAGCCCGTGTCATCTTGGAACTTCTTCAGGTACTTCTTGAAGAGTTCCTTGGCTTCTCCGAGGTCCGTATAGACCGACCAAACGTCATCCTCCCACTCGATCTCCTGCTCGCATACCGTAGTCGCACGATACGCAGGGATGTCGGCGTCAATCAGGAGGAGCATTAGGCTTCCTCGATCTTCAGGACAGCCTTGTACGACCCATGGCTCACCACTTCGATGATCTCGACTTCCTGACCATCCTGAGCGAACGCCTTCCAAGCAGCCAGAGCTTCCTCGAAGGTATCGTAGGGATCCGTGGAAATCGCTGCGTCACTACGGCGGAAGAAACGGAATTCCTTGGGTACCGGGGTTGCCTCTACGTGCTTGAGACGGAACTCATAGACTCCGATGGAGTGGTCAGCGCCATCAAGCTTCACGTAGGCCAGGGTGTGTTCCGGGTCAAACCTAAAGGGATCACGCTCCGTGATGACACCTTGGCTCCCAATCCACGCCTTGTCGCTGTAGTTCTCAACGAACTCAACGCGATCCCCAACTTGAAACTCAGTGTTGTTGCTCATCTTCAAACTCCTGTTCATCAGCCCCGAGGGCATCATTGATTTGTCGTGTGCCATCTTCAAGGGCGAAGATCAGCGTCAGTGCTTCTTGTTCTTGCTCGAGGTCATACGGATCGACGGTCTCTGCGGTCACCTTGAACAGGGCCTCCAGCTTCACCTCAAACTCGTACTCCACGTCATCCACATCCACGCTCATGTAGAGCACGTCCCCATAGAGGTACGGGGTTACGGATACATCGGGTGCCTTAGGTTTCCTAGCCATTCAGTACCGCCAAGCCTTCTCGTGTGATAAGCCATTGGACTCCAAAGGTCCCTTGGGTTACCTCGGTTGTAATTAGGCCCAACGAAGCCGCCGCAGCTACCTCGTGAGCATGTTGTCGAGCAAAGTTGCCCTTGACGAACGGAGGGTCCGTCCAAGCTTTCATGAGTACCTCTTCAACCATCAGTGATGCTCCTACCAATGGCCTCGGGAATCTGAGGAACTACGGAGTTTCCAAGTTGCTTAACTTGGTCCATCCCTCCGGGTAGCCCATCAGCCATTCGTACATCTCCGGAGAAACCGTCCCTCCAGTGCCTCCCGCCATCGCGGCTAATCGCCTGCAGCCGGGGTGCTTCATCATTGAAGGGGCTAACTGATTCCCCTTGGTCGTGGGGGTAGGCAAGGATCCATACTCGGTCCCTTCGGTGAGGGGCGCCAAGGTAGGAAGCTGGAATACAGTGCCATTCCGCGTCATACCCGATCTCATGGAGGCCCCTGAGAACTTCGTCCAGTCCTCTAGAGCGAAGGTCACTAACGTTCTCGATGACCGCGTAGTCGGGCTTGACTTCTTTGATGATCCTGTGGAACTCATACCAGAGACCACTTCGGCTCCCTGAGAGACCTTCGCGATTCCCTGCTGACGAGATGTCTTGACAGGGGAAACCCCCGCAGACAATGTTGATACCTGTGATTCCATCCCTCTCCAAGCGCTCCTTAGTTATCTCTCGGACATCCGTATAGATCGGGGTAGATGGCCAGTGTTTCTGTAGGACCCTCCGCGCCTTCTCATCAATCTCAACGAACGCTACTGTTTCCATTCCGGCTCTCTCAAGGCCGAGGGAGAAGCCCCCAATACCGCTGAACAGGTCTAGTACTTTCATCAGTGACAAGTTGCCCATGAGTCTCCGATCTTGTATTCAGCACCGACCGGACACTTGAAGTCGAAGTGCTCACCTGTTCGGACGGCACACTCGGTCGTCATCACGCCGAAGGCTTCCTCGAGACCATCACGGACTGCCCATTGCAACTCGTCATGGATGAAGCCGAGGAGAACGAAGTCACCGTCCCACCCATACTTCAGGCCAGCAGCTTCAGCCGCCAGGAAACACTCGAGTAACCAACGCTTCGCAATGACAGCACCTGCACCCTGCAGGAGAGTGTTGAGGGCAGCATGCTTGTGGCGCACGGGGACCCTGCGACCATCGAGACCAGTGAGGTAACCTCGGGATGCCCGTTCGTCCACCTTCTCCTTGAGTTTCCCCAGTGCAGGGAGCTTCTCTAGGAACGATTGCTTAAGTTGCTTGCCCCGCTTTGCACCAGCACCAACGATGGAGCCGATCTTCGCGTCACCAGCACCATAGAGCCACCCATAAATAAACGTCTTCGCGTTATCACGAGTAGGGAGACCAGCGGCCTGTTGATTTACGGTGTGGATGTCTCCGTTGAGGATGACTCGTCCGTACTCTCCGTCGTCCCAGTGAGCCATGTAGTGCGCAAGGCAACGCAGTTCGATCCCGGATAGATCCACTCCCACTTGCTTGAATCCAGGGCGCACACCGTAAAGCGCTCGGCACTCTTTGCCCCACAAAGCGGACACAGAAGGTACTTGGGCAATGTTGGGCCACGAGTGAGTGCAGCGGCCTGTAACTGCACCGTTTGTATTGATGGAGTGATGGATATGGCCTTTGTGCTCAAGTTTGAGCCAAGCCTTGTCACCTTCCGCAAGCTGCCCAATTCGTTTCTCCAATAGGAAGTACTGAGCGAGGACCTGAGCCTCGGGATAATCCAGCTTCTCAAGGACCGTTTCGTCTACCTGAGGTTTCCCTGCGGGTGTAAAGGCCGTGGGTACCCATCCGTACTTCACCTTCAGACGATGGGCGATCTGGTCACGACTACCGGGATTGAACTCGGTGATCTTGTCCTTCAGGCGCTTACCAGTCTTCAGGGAGAACCGTTCTTCCACGAGGGGCGGGAAGGTTTCCATCATCAACTGACGGATAGCATCACGCTCTACAGCAAGGGTCGCGTACAGCTTGGCAGCAGCCTGGACATCGAAGGGCCAGCCGCTACGCTCCATCATCGAGCAGTACCAGCGGACAGCGTGCTCCAGGTCCACAGCTTCCTGAGAGTACTCAATGGTCTCCAAATGCTTGTACAGGGCCTCAGTGACTTCAACGTCGAGGTCACAGTAGTCACCCATAGACTCGGAGTACTCGAGCCACTCAAGGCCCTCAGGGTAGCTCTGCTTTCCCCAAGTGGTGATCCATGCAGACTGGTCGAGCTTCTCGATGGCCTTGGGCGTCAGGGAGCACAGGTGTTCCTCAAGAGCCTCCCCGACATTCATCTCGATCCAGCGTTCCTTGAAGTCAGTGGCGTACTCACCTTTCTGGAGTCCCAAGCGATACCCCCAAGCCTCTAGCTTATGGGAACCCACAAGGGAACTCGGGAGAACCTTGGCCTTCACATGGCCCCCATCGCGGGTGCTCAGGTCAGGGAAGAACAGGCGGGACTTGACCAACGTGTCGACAACCTTCGTGCGATCCACGGTGAACCTTGGGTACAACTTCTGGATCACAGGGATGTCATACGAGATGATGTTGTGACCAGCAAGGATCCCTTGGTCCGCCATCTCTTGAAGATAGTACACACCAAGGTGTACGTTCTCAGGCCCATAGCGGAAGCATTCCCCTGTCTCGAGGTCTTTCACGGAGATGCAATGGATTTTCGTTACGTCTTGCAGGAGTCCATTGGTCTCCAAATCGAACAGGGTAGTCCGCATACAGTTCCTTTATTTACCCCACTGAGAGGCGATAGCGTTTGCGATTCCCGCGAATGTCCGGGAGCGTTCCTTCCAGCGATCAGGGCCTGGAGGCATCATGTGAACCCGAGCCTCGCGGCCTTCCACAATGTTCGTAGGGACCAACTTCGGAAGACCCTTGAGCCACAGGCAGGTAGCCTTGGTTTCCCCATGCCCGAACATCCACGGCTGGATCACCTGGTCAGGCTTACGGATACGGCTGGAGATGATGCTGATGGGGTTCTCAATGGCGATCTTGGGGACCGGAGCATCCATGAGGTACTGAACGAACTCGAGGCCTTCCTCTTGGTCCTTGCGACGATTTGGGTAGCTAGGGTGGGGTCTTCGTTCAGAGGTCGGAAGGTGTTTGTCTTCCGGGTGATACAGCCAGCGAACGCCAGCTACAGTCAGGTAGGTGCAGGGCGGGTGAGCGACCATGAGGTCCCATCCATCATTGATAATGTCTTTGACATCCCCTTGATAGTGAGGGCCTTCGACCTCGGTAGGCAGAAGGTCACAACTCATGGCTTCGTGGCCTAAGGCCCTAAAAGCATCCCGCACTGCGCCGCTATACTCACAAGCGACCAGCACGCGCATACAGTTCCTTTATTTTTTAGGGTCCCAAAGGTGACGACCGATGTCGAACACCAGCCGTTTATGCATGTCCTCCATTACGGAAGCTGCGTGTCGTGCGTCCATAACGTCCATATCGTTCACGAAGTACTTGATGGATGTTTCCCCGAACTCCTGTACATTCGAGCGGGCATAGACGTGCATCCTGTAGTTCTCCCGCGCCATGTGGCAGGAAGCGGCAAGTTGAAGGGTGTGATGGGCGGGATGGATGAAGAGGGTGTCGGGAGCTTCGGTGAGTGAGTACGAAGGAGAGGCGTTCATCTGCCTCATGTATGTCACTTCAGCGTTCAGTCTCTTGTACTGCGTCTCCAACCAAGCTTCCCGAGGGGAGACGTCATACGGATTAGCCATAAGGCTCCTTACTTGATGTCAGGGTCTTCGAGGTATTCGTCGACGTTGAAGGCCTTGTCCAGCAGGTCAGCGTAGTAATGGATGAGGCCCACGAAGGCCGCCACGATCCCGAGGCACCCAAGCAGGATGGCGATGAGTTGAAGGAGATCCATTACAGCCCCTTAGGTTGATCGTCGTTTTCCAGCAGCACCTTGAAGTTCTGCTTCGAGGCCGTGTGGTACACGATGATTCCCTCGGGTTTCATGAAGCCGGGGACAGCCTTCGAGCCGAGTACCTTGAGACTGAGCAGGGCGTCATCGACATCTGCCATGGAGCCTTGTAGGAGCACAGGAACCGTTTCGACGCACGCAGGGGTGTTCGGGTTGTGTGCCCCCCAACGAGCCGTGTTGAACAGGGCAAAGCGCTTGTGATCGAGGCCGTAGGTGCTTTGGATACCAGCGCCGTACCATTCACCGAAGTGCTGGCCTTCGCCGAGCTTGAAGAGTTCTTCTTGGTTCTCGAAGCACCACTGTGCGAAGCCGAAGTTGTCCGTCTGCTTGCCGTTGGCGTTCGGGGTGATCCAGCGATTGCGGGAACCGACGCGCAGCGTCAGACAGCCTTGCGCTATCTCCAGCGGCTGCAGTGCGGTCACGTCCGAGGAACCGAAGTCTTCGATGGTTGTCTTGGTGATAACGATCTGTGCGTTCGTGCCGTCGATCTTCTCGGTGATGACGATGTCGCGCTTCAGTCGCGGGGTCTTGGGGTATGCAATGAATTCCATGTGATTCCTTAGGTAGGGTCCGCGAGGTCTTCGAAGCGAGCCTTAAGGATGATGTACAGCGTGTGCTGCGCGAGACGATCAAGGACCACCATGTCCTCATCGTTCTCGAAGCTACGGGAGCCAAGGTTGTCCTGCATGATGCAGAGGGCGGCCGGGTTGAAGAAGCTCTTCTCGATCTTCGTCTGTGCGGTACCGTTCGCAGTTACCGAATGGAACTCAGCCAACAGGTACTGGTTCTCTTCCCCGATGAAGTCCGCAATATCGTGTTCGTTAATCATTTCTCTCTCTTTTAAAAGGTGTAAGCCTCAGGGTCAGCCGCAGGCGTGAAGTCACTTTGCTTGTCATAGAGACGACCAGTGATCCGGTCGTACCCAAGGCGAATCAGGGCGCCGGTAGCTTGGCCCGTATAGCGGTCCTTCAGTACTCGAAGGGTTGTCGTGCTGCGTTCCTCTTCATCCTCAGCCTGTTGATTTCGCTCGAGTCCGAACATAAAGAAGCTCCAGAAGCCGATTGCTCGTGCTCCCTTGAAATGCTTGATGGACACATGGCCACCTTCTTCATGGCTCTTGCCCTCAGGTGTACTAAGGTGCGAGATGAAATGAATGATGACTCGTAGCTCCTGAGCCAGCCCTGCCATCTCCTTCATGATCTGCTCGAGACTGCCACGCTCATCTGCGGTGTCTGCCATGGCTGTCAAGTGATCCACATAGAAGATGCGGACTTCCTCGGCGTGTGCCATGTATCGGATCTTGGCTGCCACAACATCCCATGCGGTCTCCCCAAAGCTATCGTATAAGAACACCTTGCCCTCGAGTTCCTTAACGGCCCCGAGGCGCTCCTCACGGGTCCAATTGGCATCGGGAACATGGAACCTCTTACCCTTCACCTTGCCAGCTACGCGTGCTGCGGTTTCCTTAGGCTGTTGCTCCAAGAAGATCAGTCCGACCTTCTGGTTCAACTCGGTCACATCGAAAGCAATCTGCTGTGTGAAGACATCTGTCTTTCCAATGCCAGTACCAGCACCCCAACCGTAGACCTCACCCCAACGGCGACCATGGGTCAACTCGGTCAACTTAGGGAGGAACCACGGGAGACCTTTCTCGATCTCACGGTCCAGTTCATCGTAAAGGTCAGAGATACCTACGATCCCATCGGGCCTATACGCCTTCGCGTTCCATATGGCCTGGATGACCTCTTGGCCCTTGTTGGCCTTAAGGCACTCATTGGGGTCCTTCAGGGGAAGGGAGGCGATCTTAGCCTTGCCCGGGGGGAACAGTTCTGCCACCGCTTTCGCTGCTTCCCGCCCGGGTCCGTCCATGTCGAACATGATGACGATCTCTTCGAACTTCTCGAAGAACTCCATCTGCCTCGCCATGTCCTTCTTGGCACTCTTGGCACCGTTAGGAACGGACACCACTGGCCACTTGCCACCCTGTAGCTGTGATACGGTCAAGCAGTCGATCTCGCCTTCGGTGACGACGATCTTCTTACCCTTGTCCCACAGGTTCTGACCGAACATAGGGGGCTTCGCCGCGTCACCAATGAAGGAGAATTCCTTGTTGGCATCACGGACCTTACAGGCCACCACTTCGCCGTCTTTGATGTACGGGTACATGTGGACCTTCTTACCTGCGTACTGGCCGATACGAACACCGAATTGGCGGCAGGTTTCCTCACTGATCAGACGCGGAGGGATGCCTTGAACTTCGGCATTGGAGTACTCGTCCAGATTTGCAGCCACTTTCTTTCTTCCTCTTGTAGGTACAGTTCCATCCCCGCGTTCATAGTGACCGCACGAGTAACAGGTCGTATGGCCATCTGAGTACAGGGCATTTGCATCGCTAGATCCGCACTCGTCGCACGGTCCCTTGCGAATCAGTGAGGACTCTTCGCGTTCCATCTCAATCCATCTCGATCATTTCGATTTCACGGGGATACACGTAGCCACGGATCCCATCGGAACCCTCTACTTCGTAGAAGGTCCCAAGGAGTCCCTCGATGTACCCGAGGACTTCCACGGTTGCCCCAAGGGACCACGCGGGACCATCGACCTCACTGAAGTCGACCAGCAGTTTTGCTTTGCGCATTTCAGTTATCCAGAAGTGCAGCCATTGATTCAGGGAAAGCCCAACGAAGCCGTTCATCCAGTTGTTCAGCAACCAGACGGCACTCGTA